GGCCGTCTTTGCAGTGCTATATAGCTTGATATTTGTAGTTCAGCCGATTGACGGGCAAGCTCCAAACGATCAGGAATTTTTCAAGTTAATTGCTCCAATTGCGACGTTCCTGACAGGTACTCTGTCGGGCATTATGTTGGGATCAAAATCAACCGGAGGAAAAGATGATGGACCTGCTTAAAACATTTGGGCCTTTGCTTGGCTCGGTTGCACCAAGCATTGCTACAGCCCTTGGCGGCCCTTTGGCTGGTATGGCAACAAAGGCGTTGTCTCAGGCGTTGCTGGGCAACGAGGATGGCTCCGAGGACGATCTGCAAACGGCTCTACGTTCTGCATCTCCTGAGCAACTTGCAACGGTCAAAAAGATTGACGCAGATTTTCGTGTCCAGATGAAAAGCCTTGATATTGATCTTGAGGCTCTTGCGGTAGACGACCGTAAGTCAGCAAGAGATATGCAGAAGGAAGTCAAAGACTGGATTCCACGGGCATTGGCAATAAGCGTAACGCTAGGGTATTTTGGTATCATTGCGTATGTCTTAGCTGTCGGATTGCCACTTAACGGGTCGGAAGTGCTTCTTATGTTGCTTGGCACTTTGTCAGCAGGATGGACAGGGGTTATGGCTTTTTACTTTGGCTCATCTTCTGGGTCACAGAAGAAAGACCAGATGATCTACAACTCGACGCCAAAGGAGTAATTCATGAAACAGAACTTTGAAGAATGTCTTGCTCATGTTCTCAAGCATGAAGGCGGCTATGTTGATCATCCCAAAGACCCCGGTGGCGCTACCAACCTTGGATGCACCAAGAAAGTTTGGGAAGAGTGGGTAGGCCATGAGGTAACCAAAGATGACATTAAAGCCCTCACAGTCTCCGATGTTGCCCCGCTCTACAAAACGCGGTACTGGGACAAGTGCCGCTGCGACGACCTCCCGCATGGGGTGGATTTTGCTGTTTTTGACATTGCTATTAATTCTGGTCCTTCTCGCGCCGCCAAGTTTCTTCAAGCTGCTTGTAATGTGGTCGCTGATGGGGCTATCGGACCTGCTACACTTGCAGCGGTAGCAAAGATGGACTCCAGTGAACTGGCGGCAAAGATTTGCAATGCAAGATTGGTTTTCTTGCAAGGGTTGCCCACTTGGAGTACATTTGGAAAAGGTTGGGGCCGTCGCGTAGCAGAGGTTGCTCAGACCTCTGCAAAAATGGTTGGATAAAATGACTTCACAGACCGGGATGACCTTCAGTGAATTGCAGACCGACATCCAGAACTATCTGGAACGCGGTGCTTCATCTGCTGTTGATCCCATTGTTTACCAACAGATTCCACGGTTAATCACCCTTGCTGAACGCCGCATTTCAGCAGACTTGAAGATTGAAGGCTTTATCGTTGCCGTCACTACAAACTTCCAAGCTGGTGTTTCTGTCTATCCAAAGCCGGATAGATGGAGAAGGACTATCTCTATCAACTTTGGAACTGGCGCGACGAACGCAATCAGGACTTTCTTGTTCCCGCGTAGCTATGAGTACATCAGAAGCTACTGGCCCAACGAGGCACTGACTGATCAACCTAAATTTTACGCTGACTACAACTATAATAACTGGCTAATTGGTCCTACACCTAACGAGGACACTCCAGCCGAGATTCTTTATTATGAAATTCCAGCCCTTCTTAGCGACGTTGTACAAACAAACTGGCTTACGGAATACGCCCCACAGCTTATTCTGTATGGTTCATTGCTTGAGGCAACGCCATTCTTGAAAAATGATGAACGCATTCCGGTTTGGCAAAATTTCTATGACACGTCTTTACAGGCCATCAATAAAGAAGACCTCAAGAGAATTGTTGACCGCAGCACAACGCGAGATGGGGCATAACTATGAGCTTTACCAGTGTCTTTGGTGGATCGACCATCTACCCCAGCCAAGTATCCTATCTTTCCATTGACCTTGATACGGTCGATGTTGTCCTGACATGGCCACTGGATAACAACGGGGCAGTTGATATTGCTGCCAACATCATCGACGTTAATTGCACGGTCGGCGGCCTGAAGGTGTTTCTCCCCGCCGCCAATCTGGCATCGACAGGGCAGACTATTCTATTCAATAACACAGGGACAAACTCTTTTACGGTAGTTGATACCAGCGGGAACACGATTGTAAATCTGACTTCCGGCCAGCTTTGGCAAGTTTATATCACGGACAATACGACACTTAATGGTAGCTGGCAGGTTCTCCAGTATGGCGTTGGTGTATCATCTGCCACAGCTGGCGCTCTTGCCGGGCTTGGCATCAAAGCAATTGCATCAACGCTTAACCAGTCTCAGGAAGTCGTTGAGTTTAATTCCAGCTTTACAACTGGCAACAGCAACCGCTCGCAATTGCTTCTCTGGACTGGCGGTACAGGCACTCTAACGCTGCCGCTGCCAGCAACGGTTGGTAACGACTGGTTTATGAGTATCCGGAATCAAGGTACTGGTAGCCTTGTGTTAGACCCGTCAGGCGGCAATTTGATTGATGGTGGTGCGACCAAGGAAGTCCCCCCAACTAATTCATGCTTTGTTATCTGCGATGGCACTGCATATTACACGGTTGGTTTTGGCCAGAACGTAAACTTTGCGTTCAACTACACCTCCATTGCAGTAGCTGGAACAGGTAACTATACCCTTTCAACGGCTGAACAGAACAAGATTGCTTATCGGTTTACCGGAGCTTTGACTGGCAACCGAGTGATTATCGTGCCTCCAACTGTCCAGCAGTATTGGGTCGATAACTCGACAACCAACGCCTATAGCCTAACCATTAAAACATCTGCTGGCACTGGGTACGCAGTTCCTCAAGCCTCCCGCGCTATCCTGTATTGTGATGGGACGGATGTTGTAAATGCGGCAACGGCAGGCATTTCAACACCAATATCGGTTGCAAACGGCGGCACTGGGGCAACTACTGCTGGTGGTGCGCTCATCAATCTTGGTGGTGGCTCTACTGGTATTGCAGTATTCCAGTCATCGACTCAGGCCCAAGGCAGAACAGCTATCGGCGGGTCAACAATTGGCCAGTCTCTGTTTACGACTTTAGCAACAATTAACAGTCTCAGCACCCTAGTTGGTGGTTCAGGATATGTTAACGGCAATTATGCCAGCGTAACGCTTATTAACGGCTCCGGCATTGGCGCTCTTGCAGATATTACGGTAGCCGGAAATGCGGTAACAGTTGTTACATTACTTGATGGCGGTCTTGGCTATGAGGTTGGTGACACTTTGTCTGCGTTTAATACCTCGCTTGGTGGAACTGGCTCTGGGTTTCAGATCAGCGTGGCTACAATTACTGCAACCGCTGCCAGAGCAACCCTTGAGGTTTACTCTATAGATCAGGTTGATTCCCTCATTTCTCAGACCCAATCAGACGCCCTCGCATTTGCAGTGAGCCTTGGATAATGACAACTAGGCCAGTCCACATTCAGTCAAAGCCGGGCATCAAACGTGACGGAACCGTCTTTGAAGGCGATTTCTACGTTGATGGCCAGTGGGTACGGTTCCAACGTGGGCTTCCCCGAAAAATGTGGGGCTATCGGCAGATTACAAATTCTCTGGGTGGGGCATCTCGCGGGATGTACACCTACCCATTTAACGGGTTGCTTTATACATTCTCCGGAAGCCGTAGCCTGTTTGAGATGATTACGGTTGATAACCAAGGCATTGGCTCTGCCCCATATGATAGGACTCCATCCGGGTTTGCAGACAATGCTTTAAATATGTGGAGCATGGATGCGCTGTACGATACAGCGTCAGGATATACAGCCATATTTGCTCATGCCGCACCTAACCTTTTGGATATCTCGGCCAGCACAAACACAGATATCTACGCTGGAGATATTACAGCCTCTTCTGCTTTAGCTGTCCTTGCTGGCGCTCCTCAAGTTTCAGGTGGCGTTTTAGCATTGCACCCATACCTTATTGCATATGGCAATAACGGCCTTGTTGCATGGTCAGCACCGGGTGACCCTACAGATTGGACGCCAGTTGCAGGTGGCCCCGGAGAGGCGTCTGTAACAGCCCAGAAAATTGTCGCTGCTATCAATACCCGTGGTGGTGCTGGCAACTCTCCATCCGCACTCCTTTGGAGTCTGGATAGCGTTATCAGGATGTCCTACGTTGGCGGTGACCCTGTATTCTCGTTTGATACAATATCGGATGAATCGTCTATCTTGTCGTCCCAGTCTGTCATTGAGTATGATGGTATCTACTACTGGTGCGGGTTGGACCGATTCCTGTTGTACAACGGCGTTGTAAGGGAAGTTCCCAACAATCTAAACCTAAACTGGTTTTTTGATAATTTGAACTATGACCAGAGGCAAAAGGTTTTTGCTATCAAAGTCCCTCGTTTTGGTGAAATTTGGTGGTGTTTTCCATTTGGTGACGCAACTGAATGCACTCATGCTGTCATTTACAATGTTCGTGAAGGAACATGGTATGACACAGAGCTTCCAAATTCAGGCCGCACAAATGGTCAATTCCCGCGTGTTTTCCAATACCCATTGATGATTGGTTCAACAAGCATTGATTCAATCAGAACTCTTGGGACTCTCGTTGGTGGGACAACCTACGTTGATGGAACGTATTACAATGTTGCGACCACAAACACGACCTCAATTGCAGGCTCTGGCGCAACAGTAAACGTCACCGTTGCCGGAAACGTGGTTACCGCTGTGACGCTTGTAATCCCCGGTAGCGGGTACACAGTTGGTGATGTTCTAACTGTAAGCAATACATTGATTGGTGGGACAGGAAGCGGGTTCACAATCACTGTTGTTACGCTCGCAGGGTATAGCTTGTGGCAGCATGAGTATGGCTTGGATGAATTGACTGGCTCGACCGTCAATCCGATTGAATCATATTTTGAAACCAGTGATATATCCCTTGCTGCGGCTGAGCAGTCACAGAACAAAAGCCTGCGTGTTACTATTGTTGAGCCTGATTTTGTCCAGTCTGGCCCAATGACTCTATCCATCACTGGCAGATCAAATGCCAGAGCCAAGGAAGTTCAAAGCGAGATTATGGAATTTCCTGAGACGGCTACGTCTCCTCCGGAGCAGGTGGTGTTCTTCAAGGAAATCCGGCGTGAAATGCGGTTCACATTCCGCAGCAACACAATCGGCGGCAACTACCAAATGGGTATGTGCTTGGCTCATGTTGAGGCAGCTGACGGAACCTTGCTAGGGGCTGTTCCATGATCGGGATTAACCCTGCTGGCATGGGAGTGATTGAGTGGGCCGATAGAATGACGCCTATCATTATAAATGAAGGTGCAAGTGGCGATATTGGCCGATTAGATGATGAGGCAAACTGGCAAGACTGGGCAAGAGGTGTTATTCTATCTAATACCAATTGGCAAAGCACGGCTCCTAACCCGTATCAATTCACCGATTGGCGTCTTTGGGCCGAGCGGTTTTTGCAGATTATGGTGACATGATGAGACAGGTCGTTATCAACTTTGACCCTCCTAGCCAGTACAAACAAGGCGGTCTTGCCTCTAAAGCAGAGCAAGTCCGTAGTGCTGGCAAGGGTAGCGACAATATGCTTATCCACGTCAATGAAGAAGAATTTGAATGGATGAAGGACAATTTTGGTCCGGGAAGCGTTAACCCCGACACTGGCCTTCATCAGTTCAAGCCATTTTGGGAACAGGATTGGTTTGCTCCCGTTGCCACAGCTGCGGCAAACGTATTTGCTCCCGGCGTTGGTAGCGCACTCGGCTCTACAGTTGGTAACGTATTTGGCGTGACAAACCCGGCAATCCAAGCAGCTATCGGCAGCGGCTTGATTGGTGGTGGTCTTGGTTCATTTTCCGGCAACGCTCTTGGTGGAGCGGCTCTTGGTGCAATTACGCCATACGCTTTAAACAGTCTTGGCCTCACAGGGTCTAACGGTGCGTTGTCTGGTTTGAATATGTATCCGTCCGTTGATCCGGCGTCGGCAATATTAAACCCTACTAATCCCGCAAATGTTGCAGGAGGTAGCGGAGACTATATGTCCAAGATCGGAGCAGGCTCGTCTGGCGTAATGTCCCAGATCATGAAAGCTGCACCACTCCTGCTGGCCGCTTCTGCCCTTGGTGGCGGCGGCGGTGAAGCCAAGCAGCCATCACGTCCAGAGATTGATCCGGCAGATGATCCGGGCCTGCAAGAATTAAAGTATGAACGCAGGCAAACCAATCCCACTGTTACTGAAAACTATGGCTATGGCCCTGAAATGTCTTTCTTTGAGAACAATCAGCTTCCAGTTGCTGCCGCTGAAGGGCGATATGTAAGGGGTGGTGGGACTGGCACGTCTGATTCAATTCCTGCCGTGCTGTCTGACGGCGAGTATGTTATGGATGCACAGACTGTTTCAATGCTTGGTGACGGGTCATCTGATGCCGGAGCCAAGAAGCTGGATCATATGCGCAAACAGATTAGAAAACAAAAAGGTTCCGCTTTGGCAAAAGGCAAGTTTGCTCCTGATGCCAGAGGGCCGCTATCTTATATGAAGGGGGCAAGATAATGGGTATTCTTGATTTTCTTTTTCAAGGGAAGCCGCCTCCATCAACAACAACGTATGGGACAAAGGTTGAGAACATCCCCCAGTTTATGACTGATTACACCCTTGGCCTTCTTAGCAAGGCCAATGCTGTATCATCTGAACCATATCAGGCATATGGGGCGGCAAGGCTGGCTAATTTTACTCCAGAACAGACCCAAGCGTTTAATCTAACAAATGATTCAATGGGGATGTATCAGCCAACTCTTAACTCTGCGATTGATATGACCAAGCAAGGTGGTCAGTATAATTTAGCAGGGGCGGCGCAACCATACATGACTGCCGCATCTCAAACGGCTCCAAGCGTTGTTGGGCAATACATGAACCCGTATCAGAACGCAGTTGTTGACCGGATTGGCGCTCTTGCCGGACGCAACTTGCGTGAAAACCTGATGCCAAACGTCAATTCAAACTTTATCCGTGCTGGCCAATTTGGCTCTGCCGGACAACAGTCTGCTATTGGCAACGCATTGCGTGATACTCAAGAAAGCGCACTTGCTGCTCAGTCTAAGGCTCTCCAAGAAGGCTATGGAGCAGCAACCAAGGCAGCTCAGGAAGACCTTAGCCGTCAGGGTGACCTTGCCAAGACTGCTGGAAACATTGCCCAGAATGAAGCTGCCAATAGGCTTACTGCTGGTAGCCAGATGGGTACGCTTGGCCAGATGGGCCAGTCAATGAACCTGAAGGACATTGCTGCTCAGGAAGCTGTCGGGCAGACAAAACAGGCTCTCAACCAGAAGAACCTTGATTTGGCATATCAAGATTTTGCGGCTCAGAGAAAATACCCACAAGAGCAGTTGGCTATGCTCAACTCTCTCATCCGTGGTTTGCCGTATACAACATCCACAGATACGACAGCTACTGGCCCAGCAACTTCCTATCAAGCATCACCATTGGCTCAGCTTGCTGGGGCAGCGGCTCTTGGCAGCGGGTTGAAATTGTATAAAGAGGGCGGCGAGGTAAAGCGTAACCCTAACCGTCGTTCATCTCGCGGCAAAAAGAGGAAGTAATTATGGCTGACGGTCCACTCTCTTTTGCTACTGGGTATAAGCAGTATGATGATTTGCTTGGTCAGGCCGTTGCTGCCAATCAGGCAAAGCTGAACGCTGCTCCAACATCACCATTGTCAAATGTTGACCCCGTTATGCTGTCTCTTGCTCAGGGCTTGTTGTCCCCGACAAAGACAGGTGGATTTGGCGAGAGTCTTGGTATTGCTGCTAATGCTATCCAAGCACCTCTTTCTGCAATGCAGAAGCAAAAACTGGACGCTCAAGGCAAGATTGATGAGCTTCAACTTGCTCGCGCAAAACTTGCAATGGAAGCACCATATCAAGAAGCCCGTGCTGCATATTACCAATCAGGTGGCCCAAGAGGTGCTGGCATGAGCATTGGGCAACAAAGGATTTTAATTGGTTCTAAGATTAAACGATTGGAAGATAATGAAGCGTCTCCAGAAAGGCTTGGGTTAACTCCAGAGACATGGGAACAAGAACTTACTAATTTGTTAATGGAAGAGCAGCGATTAGGTAAAGCTGAAGCTGATGGTGCTGTAACTCCAACGGCTTCAAAAGCTAATCCTGCTGAAACTGAGACTAAAGTTGAGCCTGATGCTGATGCGCCTCCAGCTGAATATCCGGATGCTAAAAAAGCACCTGATGGCAAATTTTATGTTAAAAGAGATGGGCAATATTTTAGGGTTGATTAATAATGGCAAAGCTAGTTCCGGTTGATTTTGATCCTTTCTCTGGTGCAACCTCAAAAGGAGCAGCCGGACCAAAACTGGTCCCTGTTGATTTTGACCCGTTTGCTGAGAATATTCCTCCGTCAATGATTTCAGACCCGATGGGGACATATACCCCAGAGGCGTCTGCGCTTGAGGCAGACCCTGCACTTGTTGAAAAATACAAAGCAGAGATGGCGGCGAGAGCTATGCCGCAACCTATTCCTGCGGATCAGTTACCATTGGCTGTGAATTTGCCGCCATTGGCAGGCACTCCTGCTCCGGGCGTTCCTGTCCCGACGCCAAGACCAATGAGCTTTGAGCCAACTGTTGAAGCCCCTGTGCAACCTTTGGACGAGGTTGTTAATCGTCAATACAGTGAACCGGGCGGCAAATTTCTCTCAAACATTATTGGAAGCCAGACTGGCCTCATTACTCCTGAAGAAGGTGAGAGCATCAAGCAGGGCAAGATTGCTCAAGCTGCTCAAGATTACGAGCGTACTCAAAAGCTGGAAACCAATCTTGAAGCTGCAAAGCAGATTAAAGATGAGACTGGCAGACCGTTGATTGATAAACTCGTTGAGCTTATGGATCAAAGGGACAATGCCGTTGATATAAAAACGCAAATGGCTGCTCAAAAAGAGATTGTCAAGATTGTTCAATCTGCACCGCCTGAGTTTAGAAACCTTTTGGGCGGCGATTACGAGAAAGCAATCAAAGATACTGCTTTGACTCAAGTAGCGAGAAGAGTTGAAGAGCAAAATAAACCTGCCCCAGTTTTAAATCTTGCAAGAGCTTCCGCTGAAACGGCGGGTGAAACTCTTGCCCAACAAGGCATTAATACAGTTGGTGCGGTGCAGCGTTTGGCTTTGTCCCCACTAGGGAAAGTCGGGACAGAAGCTGTTAATAAAAGCGTTTCTGGTATGCAAGGCGCAACTGAAAATTTGTTTAAAGAAGATCAAGCTCGTCGTGATGATTTGAGCCAAAAACTTGTTGGAGGTATTGCTTCTACCGGGGCGTTTGCTTTGACTGGTGGGGTCTTGTCAAAAGGTCTTACATTGTCGATGCCAGTGGCTACAGCTATTGCTGGCTCATTGCCGCAATCGGAACAAAGTTGGCAAAATGCTGAACGTCGCGCAAAAGAAGACCCAAGCCTTAATCAAAATTGGCGTAAATGGGCTGCATTTGCTACGGGTGCTGGTATCGGTGCGACTGAAGCTATTCCAATTGGTCGTTTGTTTGAACGCCTTGAAAAAGCATCAGGCGGTGGGTTTACTCGCTGGGCCGGAACTGTCCTTGCAAACTCTGGTGAAGAAGGATTGCAGGAAGGCATTCAAGGTCTTCTTTCAAACGCTCAAGCAATTGCATTGCTCAAAGACCCTAATGTAACAATAGGCAAAGACGTAGCCGATAATATGTTGGTTGGCGCGTTATCTGGCGGTGCTATGGCTGGCGTTGTTGCAGGTGGCAAAATGTCATTTGACAACATGAAGTCGTTTTATAAAACTCCAGAAGCAGCACCGCCTGAATTGCGTCCAATACTGTTCCCTGAAGTATCAGGGGCAGCGACGGGCCAATTTACAGAGCCGCAGACAGTAACGGCTACAGCTGGCCCTGCTGGCCCTCTTGAGATACCTTCTGTTGCACCTACTGCCGCTGGTGGAACAAAATTAACCCCTGTAGAATTTGACCCGTTCAAGGCTACTGCTCCTATTGTCCCTGAACAAGATGCAGCAATCCTTATGGGGGATGGTTATTCAATAGATGAAATCAAAGATATGAGTGGGGCAGAACGCTCCGCTCGTATTGAAGAAGCCAAGTCAAGCGGCTCCAAGCCAGTTGCTTTGACTGACCAAGATAGACAAAATTTAACTCCGGCTCAGCCGCCTTCCCCGGCTGCGTCTGTTGAGGCACAGGGGCCGGAAACAGCTCCGGCTCCTGAAGCCCCATCAGCACAGGCACAAGCTCTGGTCGATGCTGGGGCGTCTCCTCTTGAGGCTATTCAGCAAACCGGAGCCGAGGGTCCAGTTGCCAATAAGCCTGTCTCGGAAGAAGAAAGGTTGATGAAGGAGTTCCAAGATAATTGGCAGGCAGAGCAGGATGCTCAGAAGCCTACCGAGGCTCCTCCATCAATTGCAGCCCCTGAAGCTATTACTCTCACAAAACCAGAAGATAAGTCTCCTGTTAATACAGAGGTGGCCGTTGAAAACCCTGTGCCTCCTTTGGAAGAAGACAACATTGATAAACTTTCCAATGCGTTTACCTCAAGGCTTCAAGGTGAAGGTTTCAAAAACATTGTTGATGCGCGGAAATTGGCAAAGGAAACAGTAGGCTCAGAAGATCAAAAACTGATTGAAGAGTCTATCGAGCTTGCAACGGTCAAGCAGGCCAGAAATATTGTTGATCAAGGCAAGTCTCCAACAGAGACATACAATGAGTTGGTTGCCCTGTATAATAAGCAACCAAACCTTTCTACAAGAACGTCAACCAGCGTTTTGCAGCAGGCATACTCTACGCCTGTTCCATTGGCGTATGTGGCATCTCGCCTTGCTGGCATCGACAAGAACTCTTCTGTTCTGGAACCTACAGCGGGTAATGGTGCGCTCCTTATTGAGGCAGATCAGTCAAAGTCATACGCAAATGAATTGAATGCCGTCCGTCGCCGGAACCTTCAAAAGCAAGGTTTTACTCCTACTGGCCATGATGCGGCTATGATTGCCCAGATTTCTCCTAACAAATCAGCTGAAGTGATTATTGCAAATCCTCCATTTGGTTCTGTTAAGGACGAGAATGGGAACTCAAAAGTCTATGACATGGGCTTTATCCAACAGAATTATAAGACAACAGAAATTGACCATGCCATTGCTTTGAAATCTCTTGAAGAGATGACCCCTGATGGCCGTGCGGTCCTTATCGTTGGCAGTGTAAACCCTCAAGCTCCTGATCGTTCTGCTGCTTACAACGGCAAAGCAAAGCGCGAGTTCTACAAAGTTCTCTATGACAACTACAACGTGGTTGATCACTTCACTGCGGATGGAAAACTTTATTCAAAGCAGGGGGCAAGTTGGCCTGTTGACGTAATTACAATACGCGGGAAAGGCAAATCGTCGTTGCCTCTTCCTGCTGTTAGCCCACCTCAGATACTAACAAGCTGGGAACAGATAGGGGAGAAACTAAACAATGGATATGGTGGAAAAGTTGTTGAGCCAATTGCGGAGCCATTGGGCAAACCAACTCAGCCAGATGTCGGAACAGGAGCAGGAGCAGGAGAAGGAGGACGTGGTAAGGATGATGTCGGACAACGGCCTTCTGAGCGGGAACCCACAACTGGAACCGACACAAGAATTCCTGAGCGCGGTCCTGACGAGCAACTTCCTCCTGTTCAACCCCCTGTTTCTTCCAAACCTGAAGAAGGCGTTAAGAGCGGGAAGCCCAAGCGAGGGGGCGAGCTGGCTCCTGCTGACAGAGTAAAGCTGTTTGAGAACAATACAATATTTACAACTGACAAGATTGAAGCTGCTAGGGCAAGGATGAAAGACAGGTTTAAAACCCAGTTAAATGCTGGGTTTGATCCTGAAATGATGCTTGACGGCCTTATCGTTGCTGGTGGTTATATTGAAGCTGGAATTAAAAAATTCCGTGATTTTGCCAAAGCAATGATTGCAGATTTTGGTGACGCTATTAAGCCATATCTTGTGTCGTTCTATGAGTCGGTCAGAAATTATCCCGGCGTCAACAAAGAAGGCATGACATCGCAACAAGATGTTACCAACCAATATAATGAATTGGTTAGTGGTGCTGTTGAGCAAACCGTCACTGAGGAAAAGGCTCCTCAAATTATTCCTGAGCCTGTTGAACAACAGACAAAGTTTGAAAAACAAAAACCGTCTGAGCGTGAAAAAATTCAAGGTGAAGAAGAAACATCTGGTCAGGTTTCTTATACGCCTACGTCGGTGAAAACTATTGGCCTTGGTACGCTTGTTCCAATCAATATGCGTGACTCGATCATGGCTGCATTGGAAAGAGTGGATCAGAAGTACGGCAGCATTGATAGTTTTGTGGCAGATCGTCTTGGGTACAAGGTCGATGAGCTTGAGACATATTTCTCAGCTGAGCAGGTAGACGCCATTGCTTTGGCAATTGATAACTTTGAGAAGAACGCAGGGTTTATCATTGGCGACCAGACGGGTATTGGCAAAGGCCGAGTAGTCGCAGCCGTTATCAGATATGCTTTGAAGCAAAACCTGACACCAATTTTTGTAACAGAAAAACCAAATCTCTATGCCGATATGTACCGTGACATGGAAGATATTGGCATCCCTAAAATGTTGGGTTCAAAGCCTACTGCTCTCAGGCCAAGAATTTTTATGACAAATTCCAATGAAAAAGTTCCATTGAATGATGATGGAACGATTTTCATCAAAACTGGTGATTCAAAATCCCATAACGATTTGCTTCC